ATTAACAGATCGAAGCTGAACATATCCTTTTTTGTATAGGAATCCATTTTGGAAAAGTGATGCTCTGACCTTTTGCCTTGGATCAAACCCGTCTAATATATCAAAGTTATAGAAGTGCTTAAATAGATTGTTGTTAATTAGTGTAGCTGGTACGGTAAAGTCTCTTGATACTGCTGTGAAAATTTTGCCGATATCCCTTGCGTCCTGAATTGAGTCAGTTAACTGTATAGATTCATCTTCAAAGAAATCAACACGTTTATTTTCTATAAATAATTGTAGGTTTAGCATTATCTAATATCGTTTATATCTGGATTTGCGTATTCAAAGTCAAATGAATAATTAATTAACTTGTCGTTTACGCTTGTCTTAAAGGCAAAGTTTGAACCCGTTAGTATGGCTGGCTCATCGTCTATCCAATAGTTAATTGAGTATTGTAATTGCTTGAAAACCTCGTTAAATTCTTCTGGATAAAAGCCTGTGCTTAGTTTTAACTTTGCGCTTGCTTGCTTGTTGATGATTTGCTTTTGTCCTGTATGTGGTACGTAAGTTCCGTTTCTTAAAATGTTAGCTTTAAAATCTTGTTGAGTAGTGTTAAAACTATCCTCCCTCTTCTTAAAGAAAACTAAATCTTGTATTACTCCAAACTTATTTATGAAGCTTACTTTTACAGGCGTATATTTTATTTCACAAAGTATATTTTCAGGTATTGTTAAAGTTTGGTTTATTAAAAAAACCTCTCTTTCCGAAGTGATGCTAATAGCTGAATTAACTAATAGATTCGCAATAAAGAAAGCTCTTAAATCTCTATTTTTTGAAGTAGAAGAATTTAACTCATAGGCAACACTTTCTTTTCTGTCAAGCATATATAATGGTCTTATGCTAGAGTGTGAAAATACTTGTGTATTAGATTGAAGCAATACCTCTGTCGGTGTAAAGTTAACTAGGTTGCCTTTTATTATTGTAGGATTAAACAATCTTATAGCTGCTGCCCCCGGTGGTATTTGTTCTGCTATTCTAAACTGGTCACCTAATGCCATTGTAAATGTAACGCTTATCTTATACCATAATCCAACTTTGAACACATCATAAGCAAGTACATCTCCTGTTACAGCTGTCACGTCTCCTGTTCCAAGGTCTACCGCTATTTCATTATTTTCATCTTTACCTATCTCAACAGTTATAGCACCAATGACAAAACATGACATTGTATAAACTCCTGTAAGTTGCAATACATCTCTTAAGACAAATGGGTCTACGTCGATTGTATCTGATATAGAATAAGCATCAGTACCACCAAAGGGATCGTCTCCATCTGCTGCAATAGTTGTGTTGAATTTGTTACTCCAAGTTTTCGGGTCTGGATTTATTTCACTATTTAATAGTTGCACTTCGTTACGGTCTACATAACCATCCCTTACTTTAAAGAAGTTGTATTTAGTATCTATCTCATCTCCATCACTATCTAATAAAACCGCTCTCAATAATACGTAAGTTGCTGTATCTCTAGCTGTATAAAAATCATCCTCATAAAGATAATTGTTCTTACTTCTTATAAGCTCAGCTATTTCAAAGTTAACTCGTTGATTAATTGGCTCCGCTATTAAAGAATAGTCTGGAACCGTTGTAGTATCAATATTAGTTACATCTCTATTAACATAAATTGAAAGCTCTAAAGAAGAGAATCCTCCCCCTGAGTTAAAGTAAGATACATTTATAGGACTTCTTAATTGTAGTGCTTTCATTTCTTTGTAAATGTTAACAGGTCTTGCATATCTAATGCGTACCCGTCTATTATTTCTTTAGGTAGATTCTTGTATTGGCTCTCAAATGCCTTTGTAAAGAATCCACTCGGCTTAATTCCCTGAGCGTAGATGCTTCGACTAATCAAAAACGCTAAAGTGTTAATACCTCCTTTTTTAAATCTTCCATCCTTATCTCTGTATTTTAAACCCCTTGCCTTTATCCATTCCTTTAATGGTTTTATCGGAGGTCTTTTGTTCTTATAACTAAACTGTGAGTTAGGTGCTTTTTGTTTTCCGTTCTTAACCAAACTTGGGTCTGCTCCTTTAACTCCTTCATCCTGAAATACACCGTATTCACCTGTATAGAACTTAAGGCTAAAACTATTAGGCGATACTGTTAAGTCGTAGTCTATGGCATTGTATAGAGTTCTAGTAACGTTCTTTTTACCTTTTGTTAGTCGTGTCCTCGATTGCTTAACTACTCCCTTGCTGAATTTATCTAATGCTGTTTGCGTGTTGTTTAACATAAGGTCATATTATTTTTAACGCTTATTGTTAAAGTAGTTTCCATTCCTGCAAGTCCTTTATCTAGTCTATCGGTAAAAGGTGTTAAATTTATTGGTTCTATTTCTTGTACAAGTTGCTCAAATAATAACCCCCTGTTTAGTTTGTTGTATAGATTGTTAATAACTGCGATTGATTGATTCCAGATAAAATCTTGGTTGTCTTGATCTGTTTCTTTGTTGACGTCTAATATGTCAGCTATAAAAAGTTGAACCGTAAAGGTGTTAACGCTATTAGTTATCTCTACGCTATCAATGTAGAATGCTACTAAAGGATATAGACTTCGCTTCTTAAGGTCTATTGATGGAATGTCGTCATTCTCTACTCTTGCGATTAATTCGCTAGATTCAAGCTCTTCTCGTATTATCTTAATTAGTTCTTGATATTCCATTTGTCGGCTTCTTATTTTCTTCTTTAAACTTGTCTACTTCGTATTCTAAGTACATTAAGCATTCATGTACATTCCTTTCGGTGGCTCTGTCAAATGCTTCAAGTTGTCCTCCAGCGAGCTTATATATGCTTGCATAGTTTCCCCACTTTCGGCTGAAAGATGTCGGCTCTCCTCCTTCAAAAAGACCGGGATAAAGTTTAACAAGTCTTTCGTTAAATGATAAAAAAAAACCTTAGCACTTAAGAAAGCATCTAGTGGCGCATGATACATTATTGATGAGTATTCTAAACTACCCTTGTATTTCTCAGTTAGATATTTTCCGTTTTGCTTAGTTGTTATTGGTCGATACATTACCGCCATTGCATTTGTCATCTTTTCTATATCGTTAACATAATCTGTCAGGTCGTTGTTTTCTCCGTAGCTCATTGCGTCTAAGCTTGGTATAAATCCAAACTCTTTGCCACCTAACTTAAAGCTTTGTATTAGCTCCTTTGGCTCTTCTAATAATAACTTATTGATTGCTTCGACTAGCCTGGCTACGTCCGTTGCCTTCATGTCAAAGACTCCTTTAGTGTCTATTCCGTAAAAGCATCTTAACACGTCGTAGTCGTTAGGCTCTTCTATCTTTGCAAACTCTTGATAGTGTCCTAACTTAATCTCGCTTAGCTTCTCTGGTATAGTTATCTCTAGCTTCATACTTAATATACTTTGGATTTGTTTGTTTGTTACGTATCGTCTGTCATAAATACATCGTCTGTCTTATCGGAATAAATATTATAAAACAGTTTGATTGCTGTTTCGTTATCCTCCGCTACAATGTGACCTACTTCTTTACCTGTCTGTCTATCTTTTACTGAATATCTCATAGTTATTTTATTTTAAGTTTGTAGCGTTTATAGTAGTTGAGTTAACATCGTCCACAGGGTAGAGACAACTAATATACGTAATACTTCCCTTTGTTGGGTTCAAGATTAAAAATCATCCTCATAGTGATTGCATCTAGCAGGTCAGGTGAATGCCCTATAATCTCTTTTATCTTCTCCTTTGGCATCAGTTGTATCTTCCCCTCTTTGTCTAGTGCATAAGACTTTAGGCACTCCAACTCTTTGTAGAGTTCTCCCTTGTCTATCTTACAATCTATTTTAATACCTTCAATTCTGCAATGTTTAGCAAACTCGTAACCGCATTGGCTTTTAAGGTTCTTATAGTTCGTTTTGCCTATTGGTGTACCTCCGTTGTTAAATGGTCTCGCTCCTTGAAGATAACCTCTAAGAAACGAACCTAGACCATCTGCATCGTATGTGATGTTATTACGTTGTACTCCGTATTTATTGGCGGTTTCTTTTAGTAACTTCTCTACTTCTGGGGCTTCACATTTGGCTGTTATAATGCAGTCGATTATTTTCCAACCTGACCAAACAAATACAACAAACTTATCCGAACCATGTAAGGCAATATCAGCAGTAATGTATTTAGTGCCATCCTTAACAAAGTCATTAGTAAACATAGACTTCATAGTGTCAAAACTGATAAGCTGGTCTTCGCTTTCTGTTTCTTCTGCTAGGTAGAGTTGTTGGAATATCTTAGTAGGTAGGTCTTTTTGTGCTTGTAGTATCTCAGCTTCGTCTAGTATGCCCTCCTTAACTGCATCCCAAGCTGTAATCTTATAGTATGCGTATTGGTCGTCAGTCTTTGCCTTTTCTTTTACTTGGTGCATCCAATTTGCGATACCTCCAAAGTTACCGATCATCTTCATTACTCCCTTAGTTGAGGTTACGGTAGAACGTAATGCGTAGAATGCTTCTACCTTTGCCCTAGGTGCTTCGTCAAATACAACTGAGTAGACATCTTCTCCAAATAGATTATCGTATTTGTCTGCAGACTTGAAGCAAATGACTGCACCGTTAGGGCAAGTAATCGTTAAACTTGATTCATTAATTTTATAATAGCCGGTGCGACCTAGTTTAATCCTTAGCCTGTTAAATGCTATCTTAGCCTGTGAGTAAACAGGAGCTACCCACCAATGATTATATCCTGTCTTATTCCAAGGCTCGTGCGCTCTTTCGTATATCCACCAAATATGGGCAAAGGTTTTGCCTGCTTTTGTTGACGCTTCTGTAAACGTAAACCTTGCACCGTTGTAAAGGAAGTCCTTTTGATAGGTTGTTAGTTTTGGTCTTTTTACATTAATCTTCAAAGTTAACTTCTATATGTTCAATTTTAGATTCTGTTTTTATCGGCTGGTTTAACCCTAGCAATAAGCTCATTTGACCTAAAACCCCTCTGCACTCCTTGAAGTCTTGTATTTTGTAATTCTTTTCATATAAGTTTCTTAATTGGGACACTTGTTCTGATAATGCAACATCCCTGTATTCTTTAGCATCTTCATCCTTTTGCTCTTTGGCTTTTTTAATATAATTGTAAACTGTTCTTTCTCCAATACTGTATTTTTTTGCAATGTATGAAACAATTTCTTTATTTCTTTTACCCATTAATTGCAGAGCATAAACCATGTTTACTCTTTCAGCTACAATATTTTCGTCGTCTCCTTTTCTCCTTCCCATATTATTATTTTTTTAAAATGGTGCTCCAGTACTACCTCCCCCTTGTGATCCTTGGTTTCCTATATTTAAAAACCCCCCTGTTTTAGCTTCCCATGCTTTTATTCTACTTCTGTCTTGTGGTGTCATAATGTTCTTATTTTTTTATTTGATATTGGTTTTTGAATTGTTTTATATTCCTCTAAGACCTTATTATTAAAGTCTGTAACAAAGTCGTGTATTTCTTCATTAAATGTTAGATGTAGTTGTTCTAAATTGTCCGAACTTCTTAAATTTGATGAGCCATGTATAGTTATTTTATGCCCTTTATCTGTTAATATTGTAGTTATTTTAGTATGATTTCTACATACAGCTAATTGCATTTTGTTGTCTATATCTAATTGTTCATACATTTCTTTTATTAATCCTTTACGTTCGTGTGCGTAAAAATAATAACCTATTAAGAAATTTACATTTTCGATATATCCTTTTTCTATAAATGTTTTTATTCCTATAATGTTTTGAAGGCTTAAAGATAAGGTTGATATATCCATTCTTACTGCTTTTATATCGTGGTATCTTAGAAACGCTAATATAAAATCTCCAAATATAAAAGACCCATCAACTATTGAAAACAAGTCTCCTTTTGTTTTCATATCTATTTTTTTTACTAAAGTTTCCGCATTAGAAAACCTTATTTGTGATTGTGACCTATGCTTTTGTTTTAATGGTTTGACATATCTACTTTCTAGACTATCTTGCTCAAAATCTAACTCTTCTGTATCTTGTATTAGATCAAAATCGTTGTCTTCAAAATCATTTAATTCTTTTTCTATTTTTTCCATACTTTTTTTAATTTATTTAGTTTTTAAATTCATTAATTAATTTTATAAGATCCTCTTTTGTCAAATCTCCTTCGTATTGTGTTGTATAATCTTCAAACTCATTGCCTCCTGTATTTCCTTTTATAATTTGGCTATCATCAAATTCTATACCTTGAACCAAATGAACTCTACATTCTACATCTTGACTATCTATTACTATCTCACATTCGTTTTCTCTGTTTTCTAATGCAAACAATGAGTTGTCAATGTCTACGAAGTCAATATCAACATCAATAAAAAGCACTACGTAACCATCCTTACCATGAAAACCATTAATATCATCAGCATGATCTTCAGCAAATATATCACAAAGTGTCCAAGAGTTTCCAAGGTTGCTTGTGTCTATTTCATCTCCTTCGTTTAGTAATATGCTTCTGAATAGTTTCATAATGTGCGTTTTAATTATACGTAAATATACAACTAACAAATGGATAAATGAACAAATATTTAAACAAATGTATGTTAAATTACACAATTATTTTATCTTTCATAGTTTTAGTTTTATTTGTTAATATTGTTTTAATACTTTTTCTAACTTATTTATTGTTGCTCTCACACAACTAGGGCATGAGCTTAATTCTATTTGCTGAGCAAAGATACGATTATGAATTTTAATGATTTGCTTCTGTAAATCTATGCTTGCGACCGCTGGCTTGTTTCCTATTAGTTTTGTCAGGTATTCGTACTCATCTTCATTCAGGCATTTAGGTACATCGTAGGCAAATGATTTATTAAGTTTCGCCTGTCGCTCATCACATCCGCAATCTTCGCCAGCAATGAACTTTACTAGCTTGTCTACGCCTGTTGCCTTGGTTGCTTTTGCGATGGTGTCGCCTAGTCCTTTAGATTTGTTCTCGTGTCTTTTCTTATACTCCTTATATTCTTTAGTCCTCTTGTCTAGGCTTTCCAAATATGGCTCTTTCTTGATTTCTTGTTGCATTGTATATTTTTTTAAGTTGTTTTCCTATTATTACTTTGCTTGTACCTTCCATTTTGTAATACTTGTTAGGCTTTATGTTCTTAATAAACTCTCTTGTTTCTTCGTCTTTGCTTAAGTCTTTTTTCATAGTTTTCTCCATTGAGCGGTTAACATTTCATCGTTTGTTTTCCTATTTTCAGCTTTTGATAGTTTTAACTCTATGTATCTTTCTATTTCTTCTATAGAACTGTAGTCAATTAACTTTTTAAACAATCTTTTTTTAAACTGCTCTCCTTCTTCTGCAAGTATTCTATCCATGTATTGCTTTTCGACTATAGTTAAAGCTAAAGTTCTTTTCTCTTCCATAGTTATTTAGTTAATCTTAGTTTTAATGATTTTATTCCTTTGTTCTTTGCTCTCATCATCTTGACCCTGCAAATGCTTGTCTCTCGCTCTATCTCGCAAAGGCTAATGCCTTCGATCTTATGTAGCTGAATTACTTGTCTCTCAAAATAAGGAAGCTCATGTAATGCCTTTTGTATATCAATCCAGTTTAAATGGTCATCGCTCTTTAAATTATCTTCTGTTCGGTTCTCGTCTATGTTAAAATTAAAATCTTTTTTTTTGTGACTATCGTAGCAAAGATTCCTTAAGGTTACATATACATAACCATTATAATTTAACTTTGTGACTATCTTAGACTTGCTTATCTTAATGTACATTTCTTGTACTATGTCTTCTGGATAGTCAGTTACTCCAAAGACCTTGCAAACGTTAATCCATTCTTTGTGGTTTTTTGAGATTAAGCTGAGTACATTCATTAAGGCTTATTTGATTATCTCAAATATAAACTTTTTTTTTATTACCCAAAGTATAAACAATCCTGTAAGTATTTGAATTGCTAAGATACAGAAAATTATTCCAGCCATTATAAAAGCGTTTATAAAGTCTTCCATTACTTGCATTGTAAAAATCATATCCTCTTGAGTCCATTTCCCTTCTTCCGTTCCACAACTTGTAAAAGCAAATAATGCTAATAATAATACTAATTTTTTCATAATTTATAATTGTTAAATTCGTTTTTTATTTCTAAATATAAGTCTTTATATGAAACATCTTTAGAAAACCCTTCATATATTTTTAAAGAGTTGATTATTGTTGTGTGCTCTCTATTAGTTTCCGAGCCTATAAAACCTAAAGTATGGCCATTGTTTCTTAAAATAAAATCAAAAACAGATCTGGCTGCTACATAATAAATCTTTCGAGTTTGCACAAAAATGGATGGTATTCCAAAATGTCTACAGACTATTTCATTAAGAACCTCAAAATCCTTATGAGCATATTTCTTTTGCTGTCCTGATTGGATTCTTAAAACCTCTTCCCTAAAGTTTTCCAATAGGGTGTTTTGATCTTGCTTGAGCTTTTTTAGTAATTTATCAATTTCATTCATGGTTATCTAACACAGTATAAAAACGTTTATTTATACGGGTGTTGTGATGCAATTAAAAAAGCACACAACACGGTATAAAATTAATAACTACTTATCGCTTAATTCAAACCTTTTACCACATTCAACGCAATGTTTAGGTTCTGCATAAGACCATCTATGTGGTTCGCAGTCTTTATGTTTCTTATCTTCTTTTAATTTCCAAGCATTAAACATTGCTTCTCTCTGTTCCTCTTCCATAATTTATTTATACGTTACTAATCTTATACCTATTCGTTAGCAACAAGGCTACAATATTACTTCCAATTATTATCGTCATTACAATAACTAAATGGGTTTTTAGATATTTCATCTAATGTGATTACACTAGATAATCTTTCGTCCCTTACTAAATGATATTGTCCGTTTTCATATTTGTAAATTAATTTATTTCCAAACTTGTTTGTTTGAAATAAATTATCTTTTACGTTGTGAAATATCATTTTCTTATATTCAAATGAAGGTAATTTAATCATAATTTTATATTTGGCTTAATTGCCACAATTCAAATATAGTATAAATAAATTGATTAACGAACAAATAATTAAACAATCTTTCTAATTACTTTTTCGCTGTAGTCATATTCTAAAGAAATACGCTCATCGGATTCTATAAAACAGATAGAGGTTATCCAATGATATTTCAATACTCCATTTATCCACCGTTCAGATCCTTCTACTTTTTCGATTCCCGTTACTCTATAATCCAATCCCTTTGGAGAGGTATAAGTTGCAAATGGATTAGTATTCATTTTCGTTGACATAGACTTTGAATTTAAGTTTTTTTAGTATTTCTATTTTCGCTATCTGTAAGGCACTCAGCTTATCCCAAATTTCCTTAGACTCTATAAATATAACCTCGTTAGGCTTCAAGGCTATAAGGTCAGGGAGCCCCGTTGGTTGTATTCTTACTAAGTTAATCACAAAATAACCAAGAGACCTCCAATGCTTTATAAGTTTAGTTTGCTGTTTAGATGCCATCTGTTTTGTTTTTTAAATATTCAGCCATCATATTAGCACATTCTAAAGTTCCAAACTTATAAGGTAACTCTCCATTATGTTTTTGTTTAATAAAAAGCATTGCTTCTATAATTTCTGGATCGGTTCTTTTCATAATTCAAAGTTTTGTTTAAATAATCTACTATTAAAATTTTTCTTTTTGGTTACCGCTTTTAGTATCTTTTCCGTAATGCCATCACTTTCACAAATGAAGTAAATATTATTTTCTTTACGGCTTTGCACGGTCATGCGATCCCTAGACTGGATGTAGTTTTTACCGCTAAACCCTAAATTCAAATATACTAAATATTTAGCCTTACTTAAATTCATCCCCTCGCTAGAAGATTGTTGTAGAGCAAAACTTTTATCCGTATTATTAAATTCATCTATATCGGTTGTCACGGCTTCACCAAATACGCTCTCAATCATTTTAAGCTCATTCTGGTAGTAATACATAATTACAATTTTATCGTCCTTAAAACGCTCTCTAATGAAGTCAACCTTATAAGTGTCAAGTATTACGTTAGATGTCTCACCATCCTCAACTATGCAATGGCCATTATAAAGCTGATGGACTTTGCTTTGAAGTTTTGCTGGAGTATCTCCAAAAATATAGCCAGCGCTACCTTTTACAACTCTATCCTTTAACAATATGTCAACTACTATCTTTATTTTTAAAGGGGTTTCCACAGTCAAATAATGCTCGTTAATCTTAACTTCAAAGCCTGCATCTTGCTGAGTCATTACTACCATGTAAGGCTTTAGTATTTTATCAATCTTTGCCACGTTTGCTTTTGAGTAATCCTTTACGGTATGCGTTGGTAATTTCATTTCTACAACCTCTACGAAGTCCTTTGCCCACTTGTAAAAGTTCTTGTATTGACTGAATGGACTGTAAGCACTTACAAAGAATTGATGATAGTATTGAGAGTAAGATTCGACTGCTGAAGTACCGGTCATAAGAATACAGGGTACATTAAAAAATAGTTTCTTGCAAAGCTTGGTTCTTACACTTGGTTTAGCAAATCCAGACAAAGAATGAGACTCATCGTAAATAACCAGATCACAGTCGTGATTATCCAGCTTATGCAATGATTCGTAATTAATAACCACAATCTCATAATCAAAACCAAAGTTTTTGTAATCCGATAAGATGCTGGGTATAGCTTTCTTTTTGGTAATTACAATCACCTTACTAGCTCCGTATAATCTAGCAGCTTCTAAAGCTGTTAAAGTTTTTTGACTTCTCACCTCTCCTGCGAGATAGGCTATCTTATGATCTAGTAGGATCTCATTTAATTCCTTAGACTTTTCAATTTGATGTTCTTTTAGTTTGTACATAGTTTTAGTTTTTATTTAAAAATTTATCTATGTAAGGTATTTCAACTTTACACAATCCCCAATGCTCAATAGCTTTCTCCATATCTTGTTTAGTGTATTTTTTTTCTACATCTACAACAGGATTTCTAAAATTATCTACTACTGTGTCAATCGCTATGCCTAATATTTTAGGGTTTACCATATTAGTGTTAAACGTTGTATGACCTTCAAACCTTCTCCACTTATTGTGTATTTCTAATATTGAAATTGCTTCTTTTATTTTCATATTATTTATTTGTTTTATTTTAATTTTATGATAACTTACCATTATTTCGATTAAACTTTCTTCTGTAACATTATCAAAACCTATGATTAAGTCGGTAGCTCCTTTTTCTTAAATATTCGGTTGGTGTCATAATTTCTTAGTTTTTAAAATGGAACTTCTTCGTTTTGGGCAATTTAAAAAACCACATACAAAATTAGACCACCATTCAAAAGCCTTATTTTTACATTCAATAATAGAATTACCTTCCGCTATATTTGTCCCTTGGTTAAAGCACCATAGAGTAGCTTCATAGTAATTGCATGGGTAGTTTTGTTCTGTTATTTCAATATGTGCATTACCTACTGTATGTGGCATCGGCACTTTAGCATCAGCCATTACCTTATAAATATCAGAATCCTTTTTTTTCGGTTTATCAATCCAATTTAGTTCTTTAATAAAACCGTGTATAGGTAATGTGGGGTTTTCGTTTAATTCAGTCAATGGAAATTTGTGATTTTTCATAGTTTCATTGCATTAAGTGTTTATTATTACTTATTTCTTTTGATAACTGTATTAGCTTGTCTGCTTCTGTTTTCTTGCCATGATATAAGTCCTTTGTACTTTGCAAGCTCTGAAGCAGCTTGTTCAATTCTAATTGTAAGACTTGATTCTGATCCTGTTTTTTTAATATTTTCTTTAATTGTTTTTTCAGTCCAGTCAATCTTATCTCTAAGCTCTTGGTTTTGTTGTGTAACTCTTGCAGTTTCATAATTCATCATCTTTGATTTTTTTCAAGTGTCTTTGAATTGATTGACGTGTAACTCCTAACAACTCAGCAAGCTCTGAACGATTAAACTCTGGGTTGTCTGAATAGACTTTCTTAACCTTATCCAGATCACTCATCACCCCTTTTGGATTCTTAATACTTTCATTCATCGTATTACTAATCTTACCTTTTATTTTTACCTTCTTAGCCATATTAATAAAGTATTCCGAAAGCCTTATAGCTTTCTCCATTGCATCCAAAGAGATTAAAAGATAGTCGTCCTTTGGCTTATTGTTAATATAACAACCCAAAGCATGTATTATTAATGCAAATCTAGGTATGTATGATTTTTGTTTTGGGTACATAGACTTCAAGTATTCATTTTCAAAATCTCCATTTTGCACCTCGGTGTATTTGTTAAATACTTTCTTCCATTCTTTTTTTGCCTTGTCTGATAATTTAGCTGTTTTAGTTTCAACCTCCAAATCTTCATTTATAGAGCTAAAATTAAATTTAAAGTAATTGTAAAAGTTAGTCATTGTATCGCTATACCATTGCAAAGCTTCGTAACTCATTTCCTTATCATTAAACTTCTCAACTTTTGCCTCTGGATATGTTATAAGCAAACGATCAATAAAGCCGTTATTCTTGTTTTCGCTAGTAAAAAAACCATTTAGAATATTAGGTTGTATTCCACCAAGTACGGGGATATAAGGACTTTCTATAAAACTTCCTACTCTACTCATACGATTTACATTAACGCTTTCATTTGACCAGCTACTTAACCAAAATTCTAAGTCCGATCCTTCTCTATACTTATTCATATCTTTAAGCCATCCTGCTAACTCATCTTTAAAAACACCTACTGAGTTCTTACTTTCTTGATGTAAGTCCACCAGAGCTTCTATGGTGATGTCATTGGCTATAAATTGAGACTTTATTGGCTTCTTAATTTCTTCGCTTGTCTTTTTATCCTCTTTAGACAAGTCATCGTATTCTTGAAACTTCTTTGATTGCTTGATGAAATTCTTTATTTCGTTTGAGTTTGCTTTTTGTAAAGGAGCTATTATATTTTTAATACTTGGCGTTTTTCCTATACCAGCTTTTCCAACATTACTAATCCAAAGTATAGGTTTTTCCTTCCAACCTTTTTTAACCTCGACTTCTAAAGTGTTACCAATAATAACGGAAACCATCCAAAGCATAGACCCGCCCATATAATCAATAACACTATCCAAAGTATTATTACAGTCTAATATGTAGTTTGTTATTGGCTTTGGAAAAATATCAATAGGGAAAACATCGTTTTGAATTTTTGGTAAATCTTCAGATAATACTTCAGGAACCTTTTTAACCACCCTATCCCCATAGCCATCCTTATAAGCTTGTTTTGCAGCTTCACTAAAGTCTCCTTTAAAATGTCCATGTACGTAACATTGCCATGCGTTTAAAGCCTTCTCATGTGGGTAATTTGTACCCGTGCTGTGTAGATACATTGTGTCGTTATCGTTGAAGATATAGCCACTATGTACGCTTTCGCCTCCATGTCTTTTTAATATGATCTTATTGCTTAATGTTCTAACAATACTAAAATCATTTCTTACTACATCAATAGTATTATTTTTATTTACAAAATCCTCCCAGGGTTTTAAACCATCTTCAAATTGTTGTTGTGTTTTCTTAGGTATTACTATATCCTTTTCAGGTTCAACATAATTATAGCTTTGTGAAATAGTCCAAAGTATTTCTCTATCTTCATCCGATACATAAACAGTATCGCTATAAGTTTCGCCATTAAGAAAGTTATTATAATAAAATACATATCCCTTTAAACCTCTACTTTCAATTATAGCCTCCTTGTGGCCTTTTAAAGATGCTATTTTCTTATTACCTACTACTCTTTTAGACTTGTAAAGGATATGATAGCCAAAGTTTTTAGTCTTAGTAATTTTGAATTTATCGTGAAAGTCATCAATATTATCCTCCAGCATAGATAGGTATTCATTCCAAAAATCCTTACGCTCCTTTGATGTGCTAAATACTTTTAAGTCTACGTCAACGCACTCTAAATAGTTATACCCCGTTACAATTCCAAAACTATTAGCTTTTGAATACTCACAATTAGATTTAAATTCTTGTTTTGATACTGCTTTTGTTTGTTGGCTAGTCCATTTTCCTATAGGCACTTTATCTTCACCTACAGTGATTAAACTAAATCCATCATCTATTAATTTATTGGCTATTGATAGGTCTATCATAATTTTTTTAACTAAAAAACCTCCTTAAATTCATCGCTAAAGTAGAGTTTGCGAATCCTTTAAGAAGGTTGATTTATTTTTTACGTTGTAAACTCTACTAAACAACTTGATACAAATATAATACTATTTATTAGATATTACTATAATAACCTAAAAAAGCTATTTTTATCCATTAAGGTGTAACATGTTACACTAGATGTTACACCTAATGTTACACCTAATGTTACACCTGTTTCCTTATTTTATAGGGTCTACCAAGCTTTTAGTGTAACATGTTACACCTGTTACACTAAATTAAAAAATAAAAATATATTTTACTGTATACTCTTTTAGGTGTAACAGGTGTAACATGTTACACCTAACAGGCTCTTAACCCTTATCAATGCTACAAACTACTGTAACATTTAGGTGTAACATCTAGTGTAACATGTTACACCTATTAAAAAACCCCTTTACATTTCTGCAAAGGGGTTTTCACTTGTCGAGTAATTAATAATTTTAGAAAGCTAGATCGTCTTCTTCTATTTCAGGTTCTTTTGCTTTGGCTCTAACGACCTCGGTTCCCTCAGCAGTATAATCTATCATATAACTTTGTAACTCATCCGCAAACGGCATTAGCTTGCTTCTGTCTTTGATTGCGGTTGATTTTTTGAATACTGGTATAGAATAGTTTACTTTTCCTTTTTTAAGCTCTTTGGCTTCCGTTACTTCTATCCAATTCTTGTCAAAATTGCCATCCCCTATATCATTAATAAAATCCGAATAGCTACTTACACCGCTACCCTTTAGGCTTATATTAATTATTTCAAGGTCATTGGTAACTGCGTAGATACTTCTGGCATAATGTCCACCAGCGGCAACTATAGTAGGTTTATTATCTTTGTATAAACCCTCTGCAATTTTACCACCCTTAAAGCTTTTAACTTGCAGTTCTTCGTTTCCAATCTGAAACACTTCGTTAGAATAAATACCGCTTTCGCTTGCATCGTTCCAACCCTTAACTGTGTGGTAATGTTCTAGGATTACAAATTTAAAAGGAAGTGGGACTAAGATGTTTTCCTTTTTGTCTTTGTCGTAGTAAGCAAAGCACTTCTCTTCAGACTTCCAGCTTAAGAATTTCTTCGCTGGGTTTTTACTTTTTGTTTCTTGTCTTTCTAACCAACTCATAATATAAATGTTTTAAAATACGATTAAAATGCTGTAACCGCTTCAGCTCAATTTATAGTTTAAATATATTACTTTTAATTTAGTTTAATGCTTTGTTAATTGCTTTTTGTGATATTTCTATCTGCTTGTCGTTATGACCATTTAATAATAAGCCTTGCAAAGCCTCTAATAAGTCTGGTGCTGCTGCAATTAGTTTTGCGTTGGCTTTACCTTCATCTTTTGAAACAGCAGGTGAACCTATGTTCCACCAAACATCAATACTACTACCATTTATCATTGTTCTTTGCTCTCTTGTTCCTGTAATTTTCCATTCTCCTTTTGTTCCTTTAAATTCCATAATATTTATTGTATTAAAATGTGATTACTATACTATCTTTAGTGTAATTTTTTACAGGCACCGGATTAATTTCTTCGCTTGTATTTGGATCGGTAACGGGTTCTCCAGCTTTGCAAGCGGATTTTATTAAATCTTTACGCTGCTTAAGTAGCTTTTCATAATGGTCTACCATTCCATCCTGTGAATAATCATAAACCGCATAACCTTGTCTACTTTTAAAGTTGACTCCGTTTAGTTTTAACTCTTCTGGAAGGTCTAGGTTTGCCTTTAATTCCGTTTGGAAGGTATTGATCACTTCGCTTAGTCTTACAAGCGTGGCCATTACTTCAAGTGGGTTAACGTTGCCATTATCTAAGATGGTCCTCGCTAATTCTAAACCTTGATTTTTAGCGTCTATTTTGCTAAAGTCCTGAGCAAAGTTTAAGTTTTCAAAATTCTCTACTGTTAAATCTTTCATAGTTTCTAGTTTTTAATAGTTATCGTTTCTAAGTCTTGCCAAGCATCTAGTTAAGTCTAAAGAACTTCTTTTTAAAGCTCCAGTTTCTATGCTACTTCTAGTTGTTTTTAAATACTTTTCTTTAGTGGTAAATACAGTTTTGTTTAGGTCGCTTTGCTTTACATCTTTTAACCTACTTAAGAAACGCTTTGCTTCTTTTTCTGCTTCTAATAAGTGTTCTAATTTCATAGTTTCTAATCGTTTAAATTGGCCTCTTCACATTGTGTTGAGCAAAAGTCTCTCTCGCACTCTTCACCGCAATAGTGGCATTTGTTTTCTAGGTTTAAATCCTCCTCAGGGTTTTGCCATCCCATAATTAAATTATTACATTTTTACAATATTGGTCTGGGTATAATCCTATAAATTCTAAAACTTTTGACTTTTTGTAATCTGTCATTTGCTTATCCCCTGTTTTCCATCCGTTAACTATTGTAACGGTAGAGCCAAGAACATAAATACAAAAGTGTGTGAAAGTCAAATGAGGCTCATTTACTTTGATCTTATAAGTTTCAAAGATCAAATCCACATCTATAATCTGTTTTATTTTCTTCATGTTATTGTTTTTTGTAGTTGTTGTTTAAGAATTCTAATGTTTGCTCATAACTAATATTATTTTCTTCCATAAATTCCGTAAATGATGCAGGTACTTTTATACTTTGTGTTACTACGCTATCTAAGGCATTTAGGTCTAGAGGTAGGCGTGTTTCAATTACATATTCATATTCAAAATTTCCATCAGATATTTTATATTGATTTTGTAATTCTATTCTCTTAATTACGATTTCTCTTGTTTTTGTTTTCATGATAAAAGCATTTGAACGTTAGTTTTAAATTCCTCATAACTTATTTTAGAATCAAAAGTCATTTCATCTATTGATTCTGAGTTTTCGCAATACTTTCTCTTTTTAGTTGGAAGGTATTCCTGAGATGAATTAGGAAAGTTTACCTCCATTTTTAACCAACCCTCCAAAAGGCTAAATAAGTAATACTCTTTTCTTATTTGTAATTCCATAGCTTATATATTTATAGTTGTGTTTTCGATTGTTATTGATTTGATTCCAGCATGATAGAAGATTTGTCTCAGCTCCTTAAGTGTTATGCTATTAGGGTCTGCCTTAAGCTTGTTTTCTAGGTTAATTGATTCTGCGTCTACGTTGGTTTCTAGTCCTAGTAGTAATACGCTTTGTAATTCTTTGATGAAGTTCATGGTTTTATTTTTTTATTTCCAGTGTGTTACTTTCCAATTAATATTTGGCATATCAAAATGAAATCTTTTTTTAGTTATAAAATAAGTGCAATAAGATTCTTTTGTTTCTCCATCGCAATCGATCAAAACCTGATATTTCTTTTCTTTTTCAGGCTTTGTATTTATGCTTTTATTCCAGTTTTTAAAGTCTATTTTTTTCATCTTACAAGGCTATCACTACCTACATAGCTAGGTCTACTGTGCATTTCTATATCGCACATTGTTTGATTAAAAACTATATAATCATTTTTAGAAAAGTTTTCCATTACAAATAAATGATATTTATTTTTAGTAGTGTTTGTTTTGTTTGCACATTTCTTAGCTAGTTGGTTTATTGTAAGATTTTTCATAGTTTTTGTTTTTAATTATATACAAATATACAACTAACAAATGGATAAATGAACAAATATTTAAACTAATACTGTTAAAGTTTAGGCATAAAAAAACCCCTCAACTAATGACAGAGGGGTTAAAACTAAAACTATGAAAACACTAATATAACACTTTATCTGAATCTAAGCAGTAAAATAATAACTAAAACTAAAGAAATAATTGTAAGCCACATCCAAAGAGGGGTTTTATAACGTACCAAATCAACCGTCTTAAATTTATCTTTAAACTGAGTCCTGTAAATGGTATCGGTTTTACTTTGACTCATTCCTGTAAGCAATCTCAAATCTAATTGATTGTTCTTAAGCTTTACACTTGCAGAATTAAGTCCAGAAGATTCAAAGGTTTTAATTTCTTTTACATTCCCAAGGCTATCACATTCTATTGAAAAGGTATATTTTGTTTCTATGGGTTTACTTACATACTCAAACGACTTACTTATAAGCGTGTCGCTTGTTTGCGTGCGTTCTGCGGTCGTTTCTTTTGATTTGCACCCGAAAAGTAATACAATTAGTAAAAACGTCTTATATCTTACCATCTGGCTTTTGTTTTTCTAATGTCATAATGAACAAAAGTAGGATAAACCCCTAGCCCTCCTTGAAGCATATCTCCAGAACTTATAAGTTGCTCAATCTTAGCAGCTACATACTTAGGTTTTAAACCTTGCGCGGTAATGTCAGCAGCTTTGCCTAAAGTGTGTTGTGATGTTCCGTCTCTTCCTTTTGATACTTCGTAGAAAACGGGTCTATAAGCTATATTAATAATGACTGGTACACCTACTTCGTTTCTTAATGCTTGCAGTTGATTGGCTAGTTTTTGAATGTTATGCTGAATGCTGTTAGTTTCATTATATAACATAATCACTTTGGCTTGTGTTTCCTTATCAAACCATTTTGAGTATAAAAATTCACTTAAATTAAAATTCTTTGTTAGCTGTTTCATTGTCTATATTTTTTTAGCTCATTTAAAAGTTGTCTATTTTCAGTTCTTAAACCAAAAACCTCGCCTTCTAAATGTTCAATTTTCTTTGTTTGCTCGTCTATTTTTTCTGTCATCGTAATAATGAAGGCGTTGTTTTGCCTAGCCATAAGCTCATAAGCCTTGCCGATTTCAAAGTTAGCGTTTGAGTCTCTAGCCTTTTTACCTGTAAAAAAAGCAGCTATCCCACCAATGGCTCCTGTTATTGCAGTTATTATAACGCCTAGGTTTTCACTAAATATACTCATTAAATTGTTTATTTGTTAAAATAATAATCCGCCTAAATATACTCCCAAGCAAATTGCAACTCCACTCACAAAAATATCCCACTTATTTATAATGCCTTGGTATCTTTCCCACGCATAGCCAATTACAAAAGCTGGGCATATAAATAAAATAGCCTTATCTAGTGCATCTAAATTTCTAAAGCCTATCCAAACCCATGACAAGGCTAAAGAAGCTAGGAATCCTGCTGTTATCCCTACAATGGCGTGAAGGTGATGGCGTGTTCTTTTTAAGTAGTTTTTCATATTCTTTATTTATTAAGCAAAGACTCCAATGTTAGGGGGGTTTGTTTGTTCTTTTGTTACTATAATAGGAACTACAGTAATGCTTCCAAAATTTGCCGTATCAATTCCTAGTGTTTCGAATACTGCAATTCCTGCACCAATGCAAGGGCTTAAAGCTTGTAAACTATAATCATTATTTGCGCTATCTGTAAATAATGGATCAGTTGTTAATTCGTTATTTTCTATGAGTGTACCTTCACTTGTTCTATCAGTATCTGCATTAAAGGATAAACAATTATTCATTGTAAGGGTTGCAGATTGTTGAAGAAATACACGAATAGCTGTGTCTATAAATACATTGTTATTAATTGTTACGTTTTGTTGAGTCAAAATACCTCTTCCGTTAACATTCCCATCTATTACATTATTATCAATAATATTAGATAGTGATGTATCTTCTACTACAATGGCAAATTTTGAATCTGGAATATTAATAAATTCGTTGTGATTTAAAATTAAATTACCAGACGCATTTGTAATAATTTGATCTGCAAAAGCATTTGCACAATTTATTCTACTCCTCTGTATGTCTACAATATCGCCATCTATTATTGTTATATTTCCAGAAACAGTCCTTAAATCAATATTGCAATTTCTAACCTTAAGAGGACTTGATGATCTTACTTGATAATCACTAATAACTATGTAACTATTTGAAACATCTAAAGAGCCATCAAATTCGCTAAGGTCTTGTATAATAACGTTATCAGCTTTTATAAATCCTTCGGTAGTTATTTTTACATCTTGATAAATTCCAGCATTCATTTCAATTTCAGATCCACCAGAAGCTAGTAAAACTAGTCCTGTGTTATTTGAATTAATAGTGCATTTACAACTTCTTGCGGTTGTTGCATTTGTGGAAAATACATCAGCAGTAACATTGTCTGAAAAATCAACTAAACCATTAATTGTAAATTTTGAATCTTCAATATGATTAATAGCTGCTTGTCCGTTTCTTTTTGATTCAAATGTTCCATTAATAGTAACTAGTGCGTCAAGGTGGCCGCTCATTCCTTCATCCTCATTATCATTTGAAACTATAACACCATTATAAGTAACATTTGAACCAGACCAATGTTGCACGCCTTGGTTGCTCGAGTTGTTAAGTGTTGCGCTGTTTACTGTTGAAATACTATCTTCAAAATATATGTTTTGTACTGTGGCATTATTAATAATTGGATTGTTTAAAATGCAATCAAAACCATTTATATTCATTCCTGTAGCTATTCCAGTAGCGTCTATTTCGCCAGAGCCAGCCTCATCGTTAAAAGAAATCGTTCCGTTAAAACCAACATTAAAATTTTCTGTATGCGTGCCAGAAACAACCAAAGTGTTTCCTTCACATTTTGCATTGTCTACATTGTTAAAACCACTCCAGGCATTCGCATAAGAATCCCCAGAACTATCTCCATAAGTTGTTCCTGCTGGTCTAACGTATAATTTATTTAAACTTGAATTACTTAATTCAGCTTCATTTCCAGCCTCATCAACTGAAGATATTTTAAATTCATCTTCAGTTCCTACGTCAACATTGTCAATAGTTACAACACCTGATGTAACACTTACCTTAGCATCATTAATAGCACTACCTAAAGTAGCTATTGGTGAAGCATAGTTATCAGCAGAACCATATATTTTATATGTTAATTCATTATCAGGAGTAACTAAATCACCTCCGTTTAAATTTGCTATTATTTTTAATACCATATTATTTATTTTTTTTTAAGTTAATTCTACAATTTCAATAGACATTTTTGCTGGTGGTGTAATATCTTCGGTTAATTCCACGCTTTCAATAGACATTTTTGCTGGTGGTGTAAAATCACCACCACCACCAAGCAAGGTATCGCCTGAAAATGATTTATCGTAAATGCTACCCCATCCAATATCATTATTAGCACCCTGACCCCATCCAATGTTATTATTTACTCCTTTTCCCCAGTCACTCATAATTATTATATTTGCATACCACCAAAGTAGCTATCTCTACTTGGGTATCGGTCGTTATTTTTGTTAGTATTATATTCAGGATAAGTGTCTTGATTATAAGGCATAAACTCTATAAATTGATTTGTGTAATACTGTGCCAAATTCCTATACTTATTAATTAGATAATCTAAATCCTCTTTGCTTGCAAGTTCTGCTGTTTCGCTTGTATGCCTAAGCACACCTTTGTTTGTTATCTCAAACGCTCCTACGCCAATGTATTCCACCATTGCCCAGTAGATAGTCATATCCTTAACAAACTTGTCTAGTAGTATCTTTTCGGGGTCTGTGTTGTTACCAGAAAAAGTACCGTTTTGACTTCCGTTGTTAGTTACATATAATTCTAGTCTTTGAAAAAGTTTTGTACCTAAATAGTTTTGAATGTGTATCTGTTGAGCTATTTTAACAAACTGTAAGAACTTGTCAGGGTCTACTGAACCACTTACAATGCTGTTAGCCTTTATATCGTTTTGTGTTACAAATAGTGTGATTGCCATAATTATCTTTTATATCCGTTGTTAGGCATGTCTTTTGGCTTCATAGCGACCTCTTTAGGGTTTCGGACTCTGTACCCTTCTCTTTCTGCTTTGCCTGTGCTTATGCGTGGTGCTAGTGGACTCTTAACGTCTATGCTTCCCTTTTTTTTAAAAGTTAGTCTCATAAATTTATGATTGCAATTTGGGCCGCCTTTGTATTTCCAAATACTATAAGTTGATGCACCATTAACTCCAAAGCCGGGATTAACAGCTTGCCCTTTCATAGCTTTAAGATCCTCCTTTCTGTAAATCTTATTTGCACTTACCATTTTTTTACAAAACTCTCTACTATTTGCAGTTGTGGTTTCAGGCGAATACTTATATCTTACCTTGAAATTAATACCATCAATCGTTTCATCTTGTCCGCTTTTTAAGTTTGGTCTCGCTGTGCCTGTGCTTACTAGATTTATTGCCTTTTGTAGAGTGGTTGTGCTTTTATAGTTGGCTTCTTCTAGTAGCTCATCCATTTCATCCTCTGTCTCTTCGTCTACTTCTCGCTCGTCTACCAACTCCCAGTCATCGCCAACCTCTTCGCCTAATTCTTTAAGTTGCTCAAAGGCTTTGTTTAAATCCTCATCGGTTGGCTCTTGCTTTGACATTTCTACACCAGTCTGCTTTTCTTCTTCGTCATCTGAAAGTGGCTCATCAACTTGCATGAAGTCTAAAGGCTGGATAGTCTTAAAGTATAAGTCTAAAGAAGTAGGGCATATCTCTTTTATAATGTCAATTAGTTGATTTTGGTAAACTCGAATAACTATATTTTCAAAAAGTAAAGTTGCATTCTTAATCTCGTCTGCATTGTTGCCTAATCCGCTCTGTCCATCTCGAATACCTAATAGCATCGGAGACGTTACAGAATGCCCTACAATCAATTTATTGAAGCATTCCTTAGATAAGTATTCGTAATGAGCTGGGGCATCGTTGAGAGGTATGCTGTCTATTGTTGCCTTGTGGTCTTTGTCATCATTAAATACAACTACAAACTTTTTACCCTTGCTCCCTGTTAGTTTTTTAGTTGATTCGTCAGCTACATCTCTACGCTTTTCTTGATCTTCTGGTACTCCGTTATTAAAGTTTAGAAGTGTCGTAGGACTAAACCCATTTTGTGCATCGTTAATTAGATAGTCTGCGATTTCTTCTTCTAGTAAAGCATAGGGTAAACTTGCTATGTATTCTGGCGGCTGGAAGTATTCAAAACCCGAAACGTAACCTTGCCAAATATATATCTCAGGTTCGTTTCCGTTTCCTTCTCCAAATGCTGCTATTGGCTCAGCTTCGTCTGATTTCTTTTTGTTTTTCCAATCGTTAAAATATAACCAAGTTTTAATTTTTCCAAACTTGTCTTTTTTCGTTGGTCTTAACGTTTGCATCGGAAAGTATTCAGTTCCTACAACTTTTCCCTTTTTGTATAGGACTTGAATTGCAGCCATGCCCAACGCCTTACGGTCATAGATTATTTTTCGTAAATCACTAGGTCTAAAATAAGTCATTATCTTAATCCATTCCGAAGTTCTGTTTTCTGCATCTGTAGCCGCTAAACCTTTACCATAAATAAGATTTGATATACCTTTTATGATAGCTCCATTAGTTGAGCTTCCTGTAATACGTTCAATTAAGTAGTTGAAATAGTCGTTGTTGTCTCCGTATTCTACGTAATTATCGTTTTTAACCTCAGTAATGGATGGACTTGTATAGCTAGACAAGTTAACTATATGCGTATTTTTCTCATTTATCATAATGTGATGTATTCATTATCGGAATTAATACGGTTTCCCTTGTTATAACTGTCCGAATCCGTACAATATGCGGTGTTTCTGTACACTAAATCGCTAGTATTTTGCTTAAAAACCTCAATTATATACGTGTTTTCGTTGGTAAAATTAAACCCTTCTGTGTCTTCTATCTGATAATAGTATAATTCCTGCGTTAAAGCTTTGGTTTTATCGTAGGTTAAAGCCTTTAACGTCTCATTTGTCACCTTAATGTCGTATAAACCGCTGACATTCTGGGTGAATATGCTTAACAATGTGGTGTTTTCAGTTACTTTCATATCTATTATACTTTGATTCCTTACTATTTGTAACATAATTAACAAAAAAAAGCCTATCAATTAAGACAGGCTTCCCTTTTTTAGTCTAAATCTAATTAAGTTCCTACAACTATTGTAGTTTGCGTGTCGTCTCCTATAATAGTAGGGTCTACTAAGTAGCTCAATTCTCTTTCCTGTGCTGTAATCGTTAAGTTATAGCCTGAAAGTTCTCCCATTGCTGAGCCTGTAACCTGATTTACAGATACAGTACAACCGTTTTCAATTCCTACAAGCAAGAAGTTACCGTTATAGTCCTCCACAAAGACGTGAGGTCTCCCAAAGCTTGCTAGTTGCAATTCATCTCTAGTTGTAGCACCAATCTGTTTTAAGATAGCTGTAAAAGTAGAGGTCACAAATGAAGTTCCCGTTTCTTCCGAATTTTCGTTAGCATCCTCTAGGTTATGTCCTGAGCTTCTAAGCTCATATTTATACAAATCTAAAGGTGTAGCTGGACTTGTCAAAAGTGAGGTAACTAATCCATCAGTTTTTTCAAATTGCTTGTAAATTAGAGGTTCAAAGTTGACGAAGTAAAAGGCTTTAACACCTCCAACGCCTGTTTTACAAGGTGTATCTAATCTACCTTTTGTAATATCACATGCCATATTTATTTTGTATTATAAAGGGAGCTATTAACTCCCTTTAGATTAGTTTGCTGAATTAGCGATTCCGTATGTTACGATGTCCTTAGCAAAAGTATATTGAACTGCTGCTGTAAATCTCATAACAAATCTTACGTTTTTACTTCCGTCAGTTTCTGCCATATCAATTAATCTCACTTCTGAATGATCGGAAAGTAAACCAGTTCCGAACTTAAGGTTTGAAACTCTAGTCGCTAACATTGTATTTGCAGCTAGTCCGTATGTCATAAACAACTGAACTCCATCAAATTCTAAAGCTCCTAAACTTTGGTTGTTACCTTGGTTATTTACACCTGCAGC